ACTTTATTGTTGTAAATATAAAAACCCCAAACTTCATAATTGCCTGGTTTATATTTTGGATTATCAAGCCAAGTTGCTTTGTTTTCAAATGCGTCATCGCAATTGGTAAATTTTTTTATTGGAATTTTTTCGTACTCTAAAGTTGTTGAAGATGTAACTAATACTAAAATTAAAAAGGCTTTCATTTTATAGTACACCTTTTTATAAAATTTAATAATTTTGGATTTTGTATAAATACTTTTGAAAATTCAGAACCAATAAATGTAGTGATTCCCTCCTCACCTAAATTTGCCAAACGAATCTTTGATTTATCGGCTATAAAATGTGCGATCTCATGCAACATAGTGTCTAGCAAAGTAAGCTTTGGAAGTTTTTCTTGAATCGCTATGGTTTGAGTGTCAGGGAAATAACAACCATACATCCCTCCATTTTTGGCTTGTTTCCTAGTTAATTTAACTACTTTAGCCTTAAACTTTTTGTAGCGAATTTCCTTAATTAACATTTTCGCTAATATCAATATAACATTTTGATATTATTGAAAACATAAAATTAATTTCTTTACAAAATTATATAATATTGTTAATTAGATAACTAATGAATAATCAAATTATCATAATAATATAATGACAAACTATAAAAAGGTTAATATATATGAATGAACATCACACAATAGAAACTATGAATGACAAGATATTCCAAGCTGATAAATTAGAAGCTTTATTTAAAAAATATAGTTCAAAACAAAGTCCATGCAATATTACAAGTTTTATTAAAACAACTTATGGTAAAAAAGCTAATGTTGTGGCTAACATGAAAGTTAAAGTTTCAAGACTTATTAATAAAACTGCCGATGCAACTACAAATTATGGTTTGTTAGAATTATCTAATGATTTAGCCAGTTATTTTAATAAACATCATAGAACTAATGGTGATGAAATATTGGGTATGACGCATTTTTTAGGAAAACAATCTACAATAGAGTGTTGTGGAGAGTTAGATCCTGATGGATCTGTTAGACTTTATGAACCTAAAAATATATGGTCTATAAAAGTTGATGCTAAATATTGTAAATTAACTTCCGTATATATTAGGTCTGGTGCTTTTGCTGGGTTTGTAAGATTATTTAAAAAAAGTTCAAATTTTATTGATCCTAATTCAGAATATAGATTTTCTATGGTTAAACAAAAAAAAACTAATTCGATTTTTTGGGGTTTTTTAAAACCTTTAACCCAACCAAGAAGATATTCAGTTATAGATTATTCTATTGTTACTGGTGCAAAAGTTGGAGAAATTGCAACTAATATAGAGATTGCAGCTGCTGCCCCATTTATTCATCATTTTAAACCAACTAATACAGATTGGCTACCACCTAAAAAGTAATTAATAAAATCGCTAACAAGGTTGCATTTTCTTATATTATCGTTATAAGTTTCTTATATGACGAATCGCCCTAGACAAATAGGTCAATGTTATACAAATTTTGGTCTTAAACATACTTCTAAAAGCCAAAACACAATCCCTGACGATGTTCGTTTTTTCAGATACATTGTATTAACCCCAAAAGAAAAAGCTAACTTACCCACTAATTGCTCCTTTATAGGAGGAACTATTGCTCATGAAGTTGTTCAAATGGCTTTATGCGATGGTATGAAAATTGGAGATATTTTAAAATGATAAAAGAGATTCAAGATAAGATAGATAATTACAATCCAATTAATGAAAAAGATAAAATAAAATTTGAGCATATTATCAAAAATATGGAGGCAATATCAAGGAATCATTTAACTAATATTGCTACTTTACCTAACCAAAAATGGCAAAAAGAAGTTGAGACGACTTTATGGGATGAAAGAATTAAAACTTATTATTTAATATATGCCGATATTATTGGAGATATACATTTGGGAGATATTAAAAATGTATTTGGGACTCTAGTTAAAACTAAAAAAGGTTTTTCTTATACTAAAAAGAAATGTCCTAAAGTACCGTTCCATAGTGATTGTTTACAAATCGCATTATACATTAAGGCTTTCCCAAAAAAAATTCCTTTTTTAACTTATGCTAGTGATAGCGACCATGTAATTTTCACCCCTGATAATTGTGTAGAATTAAGAAAAGAAAATTTAGATAAATATTATGAAGAATTAATTACTTATCAAAGATGTTGGGAAAAGAAATTAGAGTTGGCCAATGGAGATATGAAAACTTTGGCTCTACTTTGTAAGCCTGACTTTAGCGAAATTAGAAAAAATGGTTTTTGGTGGAATGGTATTGAGCCATCAATGATTGAAAGATTTAGAAATTATTATGAACTTTAAACAATTAATAAAACATTATGAAAGTTTAGATAAGAAAGATTTAATAAAAAAATTAGTAGATAAAAATTCACTTATTTTAAAACAAGAAGATGAAATTGATAGATTAAATAAAGAAATTAAACGAATTGAGGAAGTTGAACAAGATCACAAACAAATAAATGGCAATTTACGAAAACAATTAAATGATTTTAGAGAGGCAAAACAATGAATAATTTAGTGGATGCAATAAAGCAATTTAGACAAAATATAGATGATAGTGATTACGCTAATCTTGGCGCAAAAGGAAAATATTTAACCGTACCCTATCGTTTAAAATTTGTAAGAGATTATTTTGGAGAAAGAATAAGAATAATAACTGTTAGTGAGGATTTGGTTAATGGTTCACATAAATTTAAAACAGAAATTTATCTTGATGACAAGTTAGTATCAACTGGTCTTTCAAAACAAATGGTAAATAAAGACAAGGAATTTGAAAAACAGAGTACAGTTTCTTGTGGTAGAGCCTTAAGTTTTTTAGGATTTTTTGGTGATGAATTAGCAACCGCAGAGGAAATGCAAGACTTTTTAAAAGGTAATCAACTTGAAGATGATAAAAAAGAAATAAAAAAAATTGAAAAGAAAGTTATAAATAAAATTAATATTCAAGAATTTTCTAAAGAATGGATAAATAAATTAAAAAAACAAGCCGAACTTTCTACAAGCGTTAATAAATTTGAACAAGGAATCCAAAATTTATCTAAAGAATATACAAACGAATTAGAACAACTTTATAGCGATCCAATTGAAGATGTTAGAGTTGCTAATGAATACAACAAATTAAAATCACAAATACAAAATAGGAAAACAAATGGCAGATAATAAATATGATAATCAAATTGCCTTATGGAAAAGGCAATCCAAAGAAACTGATAAAGCAGGAGTAAAGTACCCACACTATACTGGTAAAGCTACAATTGGTGGTGAACAAAAAAAAGCAGCAGGATGGATTAACACCGAAAAAACAAAGGACACCCAACCTGACATAAATATAAAACTAAGTGAATTAGAAAATAAAGAGGAAGCACCCTATTAGTTATGGAAAGTAAAAACCCCCCTTATTATCAAGACAAACCCATAGAAACTTGTGATGCAATTATGAGTCAAATGACACCAGAGGAAAATATTGGAGGATTAAGATTTAATGCTCTCAAATATTTAAGTCGATTTGGTAGTAAGGGAGGTCAAACTTTAGACAAGGCTATAATGGATTTAGAAAAAGCCAATTGGTACATCAAAAAATTAATTAATTATCTAAAAACTTTTAAAAAAGATGGCGCTGATTTAAGTGATTCGCCAGCAAATGTAACAAATTTATTTAAGGATAAAAAATGAAAATAAGAAATGGAAATGGAGGACATATATATTTATCGGCTATTAAATTAGATGTTCTTAAATTTATAAAAAAATTTATTGACCAACATGAATATAGCCCAACCTACCTAGAAATCGCAAAAAAATTTTCGTTTTCAAGGGCTAGAGCAGGAGCAATTATAGCAGAACTTTATAAGATGAATTTAATTACTAAAATTAATCAAGCGCATAGAAATATTGAATTGACACAAAATCAATTAGAAAAAATTCCATCTTTGAAAGTTAATAAAAGCTATTCAACAATGGAATTTAGAAAGTGAATAAAGTTATGAAACAAAGTTTTTACGAAGCAAGTATAAGAGTTGATGAAGAATTTGACAACGCTGAAATAGCAGCAAAGTCGAATAGGCCTAGCGAAAACGCCTCAATTAATATTTTAGACCTAAAGCTAGAAGTGTCTAAAGTAAAAAAAGTAATGGAGAAACATGGATCCGAAAAAGATATTGGAACTAAAACTTCAGCAACAAGAGGAAAGCAGAAAGATGAATAAGTTTAAAAACTTGGTTCAAAAAAAGAAGAATAAGATTGCTGAAATTAGTTCTAAAATTTTTGAAGAAGAATCAAAAAGAGAATTTAGAATTAGTTCTTAATTAGGTTT